ACCTTCATTCTCAAGTGATCTTTTTAAGCTCGAAACTGCTTCATTATTCTTGCTCAGAAACTTAATCCCTGCAAGTAGCGGACTTTGACCCCTTAGCTGTGATCCCTGAAGATCCCAATACGGATTTACCATTTTCATGTGTTTAATCTCAGAGGCTGGAATTTCAATGGTCTGATCTCCTATATTGAATTTCACACCTTTAAAAGGCATAAACATATCGCCCTGAATAAGGTCCAATCTATTGACCGGCAAACAATACATTTCTTTGAATTTGTTAGCATCTCGCAAACCCCCTCCAATCCTAACCCCGTAGATAAAAACTTCGCCTGTTAGCCTGAACCACATTGATACTTCTTTCAAGAACTCAATTTGCGTTTGCCTTGGGTTTGGGTGTTTTAGAAGATCCATCAAATCGCCTGACTCAAGCGCTTCAAGGTTCTTAACCCGTTCAAATTTGGACTGAGCGCGATCTAGTTCTCCTGACTTGTATTTTATTGCTTTGTATCGCTTCTCTTTGCCGTTTTCCTTGAATGCCTGCAAAGGCACTTCTGAGTCTTTTTCGCCAATCTTTTTGACTATAGAATAGATCATAGCATTACCCCGATACCCTTCATTAATGAACGTATCGACCCTATTATCCATCCACACAACTAAATTATTCACGTTGAATTGTCCGTAAATAGCTTTGTTAAGTAAGTTTGCGTCTAAATCGGCTGTAGGCCTTGGACTTGTAAGGAGGTATTTTTGAATCAGAGAAATCATTTATTATTCTTTAGATCGATTGCAATAACCAAAAATACGTAAAATATTACAAAAACTGAACGACCCACCCAAAGCCACTGAATTGGGTTTAGGGTCCAAGCTATGAAACTGCCTAATAAGTACATGGCAATTAGTAGGGATAAGTAAATAGTTACGGTTTTTATCATTAGCTCATATCAATTAGCCCAACAGGGTTTTTATTGTTAATCATTAATTCAGTCAATCCCCACACCAGAGCATCAACTCGGTTAGGGGATTTACCTTTTGTAGGGTTCCAAGAAGTCATTTCAATTTCCAGTTCATTGAGGTTGCCGTAATGAAGTGCTTTACCCTGCTCGTATATGTTTACAATAGGTTCCGCTCTTGTTACTTTTCCCCTACTTGCATGGACTTTTTTGTAAGCCACCGATTTATCCACAGATCTGATTACCGCCTCAATAAAGTCGCCCCCATTATTTGCCTCTCCAATTATTAGGTTTGCCTGCCATTTGTCATAAAGCCCAATAGCTTTAACCGCCATTCCGTTAGGTGTGTATATTCCGCTTTCGTCGTCAAAAACGTAAGCATTACCATCAAATCCAAGGCCTACCGCCAAAATTCCATGCTCGTCTGAATCTGGATCTGAGGTAACAGCCGGGTCAATCGGTATTACTATTTTCTTCATCAATGGAAGCGAAGACACTTTTTTGATTAGGCCGTAATTCCATAAAGCCCCTTCAGCATCTTCATAGTTTATTCCTTCATAATCCCTATCATACTTTCGCCTGTCTCTTTGTTTGACTATAAGCCTTTTCTGATGCCAAGACGCAGAAAGGTTTTCCATATTGTCTCGATAGGTGCTATTAATCCTATCGGTCATCGTATAGTACAATCCATCGGGTTCAAAGAATTGTTTATGCTGCCATGACTGTTTGTGTAGCGCATTTGATACTAAGACTATCTTATTAGAGGCAATTATAGAACGAATAGACTCATCCAATTTATCAAATGAATCTTGATCCGGGTGTTCCTCAAACTCATCATAAATTACATCTGTAAGGCCCTGCACTCCTTTTAGATTTGCGGTTTGATTAAGTGATGAAGTTTTTACTCCTTTGAAAATAATCTTTGAACCTGTTTTTTTATTTGTAATTTCTGATCCTGAAATATGAAATTCATGCTTACAATCATTGTTTGCCATCTGAGTCTCAAATTCTGGTACGATTGAAACCGAAGCGGAAACCATTGTATAGCGCAAAAATAGAACTACGCGATTAAGATCGTAAGTTAGTCTGAGCGCATAATCAGAAATAACGAAAGATTTACCGGAACCTCTACTGCCTTTTTCATAGACATATCTCTGATCTGAGGTGTAAAGCTTTTGGTGCTTGTCGTTAATCTTCGGCATCTTTTGACTTTACCCATTCAATAGGCTTTATTCCTGTTACATTTAGGTTAGTTTCGTTTTGAACTTTGTCACTCCATCCAAAACGGTTCTTCATGTTCATGTACCATCCAGTATACGAAAAGTCTTTATCTTTTAGGTTTACTCTTCCAGACTTAGCCCACCATGCTTCTGAAAGCATCTTACCTACTTTTATGGTTTCCGAAAATTCAGGCTCATCAATTAACCACCGATCCCAAAGATCATTGGAAAAGCTACCTCTAATTTCATAAATTAACGCCTTTACCTCTACATCAGACGCTCCGGCACTGTATAGTTCTATAACTTCATTCTGCCATCCATCATCTAAATCAAGCTTTTCTAAAGGCCTACCTGCTCCCATATTATTGATTTTTTACACTGCAATTTAACGAAAAAAAGCCCGAAAAGTTAATCCCAGGCTAATTAGGCGTTAATCAACTTCATCATTCAAATACTTTTCTAGCTGATCAGATATAAATTCTCCTAGATTTCGTGCGTCTTCTCCATTATCAGCATTAACTATTTTACATTTGTAATTGAATACATAATTATTTTTATCATTTTCGAAACTACAACAAGATGAAACAACCTCAATCCTTTTCGGTAGCTTCTTTGCCCATTTGCCCTCTTCGTGAATTATCCAAGAAGATAAATAAAGCCTGTTCTCTATTTTTGAGTATGTAAAAACTGTTCTATAAATTTCAAAATCATTTCCCTCCAAATCCTCAAACCTATCCCCTTCTTTAATCTCACCGTACAATTCAAATGCCTTAGCCTTTAGTTGGTTTACGTATGCTTCCTCTGTGGAGGGAGTATATCCATTTTGTGTGTCAACTTCATTTACGAGATATATTGAATCGCTTGATTTGCTTTTACAGAACTCCACACCTTCCCAAGGGTCTTTAAGTGATACCCAAACGTAGCCATCAGCTCTATTTTCAATTTCAAATTGTGTTCCATCTAACACTTTTATTAATCGCTCTAAATCTTCATTAGTCATTTTATTGTTATTCTCACTGTGTCCCCTACATTTATACCTGACCTCATTGGGTGGTCGCTGATTCCAAAGCAAGGTTGATTTTTGTACCTTGGATTCTCGCACTCCCAGAATACAGTATAGAACCCGTACTCCCTGTTAATAGCTATTACAGTACCCTCTTCGCTCATGATGCGCTGCCTAAGTCTGTTTACCTTTGCAGCTTCGCAGCCTGCCAAGAGCAGAAAAATGATGACTATAACCGCTCTCATTTCCTTCTGTAGTCATGCCTTACCTTGTCTGAGTCCTTAATGTTCCTGCTTAGTTCTCGGTCCATCTTTCTGTTAAGATCCTTGTACGAGCTAAATTCTGGATGCTTTTGGCTTGAGCAACTGGAAAATATAACTATCAGAGCTAAGGTAATCAAACCCATGATCGCAAGTTGAAACTTATTTGAATTAGTCATTTTCTAGTACCGTTTTGATTGCTTCTATTAGTTGATTCTCTTTGATGGCTACTTTTAGCACCTCTAAATTAATCAAAATAGAAAGACTAGTAGTTCCTTTGAAGCAAGTCGGGACTGCTTCAAAATCTGTAATCTCAATCCCAGGCTTCTTCTCAAAAGTTACCGAACAGATTAAGCCATCTTTGGAAGCTTTTTTGTTTAGCAGCTCGATAAGTTCCTCAGTTGATTGTTCTTTTTCTACTCGCTTCCATTCGTTAGAAATTGAATCTGATCCAGCGGCCCAAAAAGAAACTGCCTTGACTCCCATTTTCTCACCACCAGGATATATATTTCCCCTAATAGGAATGGGATTTGCGTACCCATCTGCCTGCTCTTGTGTACCGACGTACTCATAATATTTAGTTTCCATTTCGCTCCTCGATTAATTGATTGTTAAATAATAA